ATCACATCACCAAGGGTGATACCGGCCAGTTGAAGACCTTCCGCGTTATCAGCGTCCCCGCTGGTGGCACGACTTTGGTCATCAGCCCTCCGATCATCAGCAATCAGGTGTCGTCCGCTGCCGGTTCTGAGTACCAGAACTGTGTGGTCAACACGAAGGCGTCCAACAGCGCCATTGTGTTCCTCAACACGGCTGCGGCTCCGATCAACTGCTTCTGGCAGAAGGACGCCATCGAAATCCTGCCCGGTCGCTATGCGGTGCCCTCGGACGCCGGCGCGAACGTGATGCGTGCTTCCACCGATCAGGGGATCGAGTTGGTCATGCAGAAGCAGTACGACATCAACACGATGAAGACTCGCTATCGCTTGGACACGCTCTTCGGGGTGGTGAACAAGCAGCCTGAAATGAGCGGGATCATCCTGTTCGGCCAGGTCTAAACGACCCGATTCACAAGGGGAGGGTGGTTGACTCCGCCCTCCCTTTTGTGTATCAGCTTCTTATGCCACTCAAGAAAGGTTATTCACAGAAAACCATCTCCAAAAACATCAGTAAGGAGATGAAGGCTGGTTACCCGCAGAAGCAGGCTGTTGCGATGGCTTTGAGTTCTGCCCGTAAATCTCGTGTTGCCGCTGGAAAACCTGTTGGACGACTCAGGAAATGACTGAATTTCCCTCACTGGTGTACAAGGCTGAAGGGAAGTATCTTCGCCTCAAGGGCACTTACGATTTCACAGGCGTTAAAAACGCTGAAGAACTGGAGCAAAAGCTCAGTGAAGGCTGGTTTGAAAGCCTTGAGGCTGCAATAGAAGCCAAAAACCGCCCAGTGGAGCCTCAGAAGACCGTTTCTGAGCCTGTTCCAGATGATTTTGCACCTCCTACCCGTCAAGAACTGGAAACCAAGGCTACAGAGCTTGGAATCAAGTTTGATGGCAGGTACAGTGACAAGAAGATCGCTCAGATGATTGACGAAGCACTAGCCAAGTAACATGAGCTGGACCAAGAAACAGATTATTGAGCAGGCATTCGAGGAAATCGGGTTGGCGTCGTACATTTTCGACCTGACAGCCGATCAACTCGACAGTGCGCTCAGGCGTTTGGATCTTATGGTCGCCTCTTGGCAGGCAAGGAACATTCAGATTGGTTATCCTCTCCCGGTCAGCCCTCAAAACAGCAACATTGATGATCCCATTGAGACATCTCTTACGAACAACGAGGCTCTGGTGCTTAACCTTGCTGTACGTCTTGCTCCCGCCTACGGAAAGTCTTTATCGCCGGATACGAAAGCTAACGCGAAAATGCTTTACGATCAGCTTCTGATGGAGGCTGCCGCTCCGTTCGAGCAACAGTTTCCGCGCACGCTCCCGCTTGGGGCTGGGTTCAAGCGCACCGATCAGGTTTTCGTTAATGTTCCAGACCTTAACCCGCTTGTGGTCGAAAATAACGACCAGATGCTCTTCAAGAACTCTTAGTCTATGGCTATCGAACGCCTTTCACTGATCGACACGATCACAAGCAGCACCTACTTTGCTGTCAACGTCAACAACCAGGATTACCGCGCTGCCGCTGACACTGTCGCCCAGTATATCCAGTCTCAAGGGGCTGCCGGGGATGGAAAGATCATCCAGTACGCAGGCCCGACATCCACCGGGTTCAGTGTTACCATCACCAACAGCAGTGCCAGTGTTTGGCTGGTGCTCACTCCCAACGCTACGATGGCGGCTGGTACGATCGTTCTACCTGATGTTGCGAACTGCGTGGAGTCTCAGGAAATCATCGTCAGTTCGTCTCAGACGGTGACGGCTTTGACAATCAACCTGAATGGTGCACTGGGCGTTGGCACTCCTACGACAATCTCCTCTGGAGGCTTCTTCACACTGCGCTTTGAACCAATACTCAAGACTTGGTATCGTGTTGGCTAACTGAATTGACTTATGGGACTCGCCTTTCAACCTGCTTACAATACCGGCGTTACTGTTACGCCGAATACGGTTTCTGCCTCTGTAACACTTGGGTTCACTTCTGAATCCTTGGTGTTCACAAATCTTGGTTCCACCATCGTGTACGTTCGCGTTGGAACCGCTGGAAGCGGTGCGCCTGCAACCACCTCTGGTTACCCCGTGCTCGTGGGCTCCCAAGTGAGCATCGGCAAAGATCAGGACGATGACACGGTGTCGTTTATCTCTCCCGCCGGCGCCGGCTCACTTCACATCATGCAGGGGATTGGCCTGTGATTCGCTTCCTGTCCAGACGCAGGTCTAAAACGCCGGCAACGGTTGGTGGAGTAACGCCTCCGCCTCCCGGCACGTTTACTTACCTGCGTCCAGATGCGACCTCCCAGTTCAAACGTCCTGACGGCACCTCAATCTACATTCGACCCTAGCCATGCCAGACCTTACAGTTTCAGCCGACATTGACTCCTTCATGCAGTCTGCCAACAAGGCTGCTGCTGTCTCGTTTTTAGGAGCACTCACAACCGCCCAGATTGCGGGGCTTTCGACCACTGCGCCTGCGGCTCTTGCCACTGCTCCAGTGGTTGGCTTGAGCACATTTGCCTCTCCTGCTGACCATCAGCATGTGTTTCCTACCGCTGCGCAGGTTGGAGCGTTGAGCACTGCTGATATTGCCGGGCTGTCCACGACGGCTCCCGCTGCGTTGGCTACGACTCCTGTTGTAGGCTTGAGCACGTTTGCTGCGAGAGCAGACCACCAACATCAGTACAACCCTACCTCTAGTCAGGTCTTCACGACCTCTGGCAACTACACCATTCCTGCTGGTGCATTTGCGATCGGCATGGAGCTTTTGGCAGCAGGTGGAGGAGGTGGTTCTGGAAGAAGGAACGCAAGCGGAACAGTTGTGCGATGTGGCGGAGGTGGGGGTGCAGGAGGAAGCTACTTTTCAACGATTGTGCCTGTAAGCGCGATTGGTGGAGTTGGCGCTGTAATCCCGATTGGGATTGGTGCAGGTGGCGCTGGTGGAGCAGGTGTCATTGTTGATTCAGATGGCAATCCTGGATCTCCCGGCGGGAATACTACCTTTGGCTCCTTCTTTACTGCGTTTGGAGGCGGGAACGGATCTGGTGGCACCGCAACAAGTGGAGCGGCTGGATCTGCTGTCTTGGCATCAAACACAGGTGGAGCCGCAGCAACAAATGGTGGCTCAGGTGGAGTTGGGTTGCCGATCTCAACGTATGCTCCTGCAATGCGCGGTGGTGCTGGAGGAGGTGCTGGAGGAGGGATCAGCACCGCAAATGCAACATTTCAAGGCGGAGCAGGAGGACGTTCAAGTGTTCTAAATTTAGCAGGCGGAGCAGGAGGATCAGCGGGCGCAAATGGAGTTGCTGGAACTGCAAATGCAAATGCTGCTTCTGGAATTTTTGCTCCGGGTTCTGGTGGAGGTGGAGGCGGATCAAGTACAGCCTCTGCTGGAGGTAATGGTGCTGCTGGAGGCTTTCCGGCTAGTGGCGGAGGCGGAGGCGGAGCCACTCAAACGGGGGGCACATCTGGAAATGGTGGCACTGGCGCAGATGGCATGGCAATCATCACAGCTTACTTCTAAGCATGAAATACGCAGTAATCAGTTCCGAAACAAACATCGTGGAGAACGTCGTCATCTGGGACGGCGTGACTCCTTGGACTCCTCCTGCTGGCTACTATGTTGAGCCTATTGGAGACTCTGGTGCTGGAATCGGCTGGAGCTACATCAACGGTCAGTTTGTTCCTCCTCCTCCAACTCCTGAAGATGCCTAAAAAACAAGTCAACCTGTCTGTCGCCCGAGGCGAGAAGCTGCCCGTGTCCAAGGGGGCCGGGCTTACTGCCAAGGGACGCGCCAAGTACAACGCGGCAACCGGCAGCAACCTCAAGCCACCGGCTCCTCATCCTAAGACCGAGAAAGACGCAGCCCGCAGGCGCTCTTTTTGCGCCAGAATGGGTGGAATGCCTGGGCCTATGAAGGACGAGAAAGGCCGGCCAACTCGCAAAGCTGCAAGTATGAAACGCTGGAACTGCAAATGAAAAAGGGTCTATACAGTAATATTCATGCTAAACGCGAACGCATTGAGGCTGGCTCGAAGGAGCGGATGCGTAAACCGGGCTCCAAAGGCGCTCCAACTGCTGCTGCGTTCAAGGCTGCTGCCAAGACTGCGAAGAAGAAGTAATGCAAGTCCCAATCCTCAACGGCATCTACACTGACACCGCTGGGGATTTCCGCGTGGAATACCCACGCAACATGGTGCCTGTCATCCTCAAGTCAGGCATCTCTGATGGTTACTTCCGTCCTGCTGACGGGATCGTGAGCCTAGGCACTGGCCCCGGCATCGACCGTGGAGGCATCGAGTGGCAAGGGCTGCTGTACCGCGTGATGGGCACAAAGCTGGTGTCTATCTCCAGCCTGAATGTTGTGACCGTCATAGGGGATGTAGGTGGCACAGGACAGGTGACCTTCGACTACTCGTTCGACTACCTCGCTATCGCATCAGGCGGCAATTTATTCCTATACCGTCCAAGCACCGGGCTCCAAC